GCTCGCCGCGAGAGTTATTTCGATGATCGCGCAACTACTTCCACAGGACGATGCCGCCCAGCTCGAGTTGATCGAGGGCAGGGCGGTCGGCCCACGCCCGTTCACGCTCCCGCATTTCAAGGCGTGGAGTGCCCGGATGGTCCTCGATTCCGGGGATCTCTTCGACCTCGAGCCCTTCCAGGCGGCCTTCGTTCGCGATGTTCTCGCCTCGGACATGGTCCGGGTCGGTCCGCGCCTCGTTCGGGCCCCGCGCTACTCCGAGGTCTGGGACATCCTGCCCGAAGGCAACGGCAAGTCGACGCTGGTGGCCCTCCTCGCGCTCTACAGCGCCGAGTTCGAGCCGTTCGCGGCCATCCCGGTCGCCGCTGCCAGCCGCGAGCAAGCCGAGATCATCTACCGGCAGGCCGAGGGCTTCGTCCTGCGCTCGCCGCGGATGCATGAGTCGGTCGTGAGCGCGTTGCAGCTCGCGAAGGGCAAGCGGAAGACGGACGTGCCGCGGTTCGTGTGTCTCGAGGGCTACCGGCGGATCAACCACTACCAGGGTGGCCGGATCCAGGTGTTCGCGGCCGACGACCGGACCGGCGACGGCATCATCCCGACCCGGGCGATCATCGACGAGCCCCACCGGCAGCGCGACCTCGGCCTGTATCGGACGTGGGCCGGCAAGCTCAACAAGCGGCGCGGTCAGATCATCGCGATCAGCACCGCCGGCGAGCCCGGATCCGACTTCGAGAACACCCGCGAGCGGATCCGAAGCCAGGCGACGAAGGTCACCCGCAAGGGAGCGTTCGCCCGCTACGAATCGGCCGGCTTCGTGCTCCACGAGTGGGCGCTCGAGGATGGCCTCGATCCGGACGACTACCGGGCCGTGAAGCGGGCCAACCCGTTCAGCGGGATCACTCTGCCGGCGCTGCGCGAGAAGCACGACCGGCCGACGATGACGCCCTTGCACTGGAGCCGGTTCGTCTGCAACCGGCCGACCCGGACGATCAGCGCGGCCGTCACCGAAGGCGAATGGTCCGCCCGCAAGGCCGCCGATCCGATCCCGCCGGACGTGCCGATCTGGGTCGGCCTCGACGTGGCCTGGCAGTGGGACACGACGGCCGCTGTGCCGCTGTGGGCCCGCGACGAGCACTTCCACCAGCTGGGCGCGGCCACGATCCTCGTCCCGCCACGCGACGGCAGCATGCTCGACCCTCACGCGATCGAGGACGGCCTGCTGCGGATCCACGCGCGCAACCCGATCACGACGGTCGTCATGGACATGAGCAAGGCCGAGCAGCTCGCCGCGTGGATCGTCGAGACGATCGGGGCCGAGGTCGTCCAGCAGAGTCAGTCGCTGTCGGTCCAGGTCCGTGAATACACGGCGTTCATGGCCGGGATCCGGTCGGAGGAGCTCTGGCATTCAGGCGATCCTGGCCTGACGACCCACGTCCTCAACGCCGTCGCCCGACCGCTTCCGCTCGGCGACCTCGTGTTCGCCCGGCCGAAGGAGGGCCGAGAGAACACGGCCGAGCAGGATCGCCGAGTAATCGACGCGCTGAAGGCCGCGGCGATGGTCTACAGCACCGCGATCGCGCAGACGGCCGAAGTCCCGGCCGTGGAGTTCTTCACGCTGTGAAGCGCGGAGCCATCGCCTTGCGCTCGCTCACCGGCCGAATCGCAGCCGCGGTCGGCCTCGAGGGCGCGTTCCTGCTGGTCGGCACGATGCTGCTCGCCGTCGCTGGTTCGTTCATTGGGCCCGCGGTGTCCCTGTCCATCGTCGGGCTCGTGTGCGTCTTCACCGGGCTCGCCCTCGCTATTCCCGGGAGGAACTCCTGATGGGTCTGCTCGCTCGGCGCTGGGAGCAGCGCTCGACGCTCCAGGACTTCCTCAACGATGACGACCCGTTCAGCATGCCCACGCCATCGGGCATCCGGGTCAACAGCCGGGTAGCGCTCAGCCTCACGACGATCTGGCGCTGCATCGACCTGCTCAGCTCGGCCGTGAGCCAGGCTCCGTGGGACGTGTTCCTCAAGGTCGGCAACCGCTCGTTCGAGCAGTACACGAAGCCCGACTGGCTGTCGATGCCGAACCCCTCGGACGAGACGTACACGCTCGCCGACTACTTCAGCGAGGTCGCGTTCTCGATCCTGACCGACGGCAACTACTTCACCTGGGTCGTCGGCACGGTGTTTGACCCGCAGGCGCTCGTCGTCTGCCCGCCCCAGCAGGTGACCGTCAAGCCCGGGCCCCGCTTCGAGGTCAAGGATAACGCCGGCCACGTCGTGGCCGTCCTCGGGCCGCGGGACATGCTCCACGGCTGGTGGATCCGACCGCCGGGCTCACTCCGCGGAATCGCGCCGCTCGAGGCGCTCCGGCGGAGCATCGGGGGCGCAGTGGCAGCCGACGAGTTCGGCTCGCGCTTCTTCGGCCAGGGTGCCGCTCTGTCGTTCGGCGTCGAGGTCCCAGGATCGCTCACCGCTGGGCAGAAGCTCGAGCTCGCCGAATCGCTCAAGCGCAAGCACGCCGGCCTCGGCAACAGCCACGCGATCGGGATCCTGACCGGCGGCGGCAAGTTCGTGTCTGGCCTCGCGCCGACGCCCGAGCAGTCGCAGATGCTCGACACCCGCAAGTTCAGCGTCGAGGACCTGTGCCGGCCCTATGGCGTCCCGCCCGGGCTCGTCGGCAGTCAGCAGCCGGGCCATTCCTCCTACGCCTCGAGCCAGACGACCGACGCGCAGTTCAAGGAACGGGCCGTCCTGCCACTCGCCCTTCGGATCGAGGCCCAGCACAACCGGCTGCTCACCGTCCCGGACGGCGTGCCGCTTGGCGCCACGATGCAGATCAAGGCAAACCTCGACTACATCGCCCGGACCGACCTGCTCCAGCGCTACCAGGCATACGAGGCCGGCATCCTGGGTGGCTTCCTGACGCCGAACGATGCTCGGAAGACCGAGGACCTCCCGCCGGCTGACGGCGGCGACTTCCTGTACATGCAGCAGCAGATGCAGCCGATCACGAACCGCTCGGCCGTGCCGGCGGCTACTCCGACTCCGGAGCCGCCCGTCCTGCGCTCGATCGAGCCGGCACAGCCGGTCACGATCAACAACTTCACGGCCGGCGAGGACGCCGTTCGCGCCGTCATGCCCGAGCCGATGAGCCGAGAGGACATGATGGCGATGATGGTCTCCGGGATGGCCGCCCTCCCGGTCCCGCCGGCACCGATCGTCAACGTGACCCCGCCTGGTATCACGGTCAACGTCCCGGACAGCCCGGCGCCGATCGTCAACGTCGCCGCGCCAGCCGTCACCGTCCAGTCGGCAACGCCCGACGTCCACCTTCACGTCCCGAGCCCTGGCGCTCGCAAGCTGACCCGCGACCGGGCCGGCAACATCACTGGGATCGAGCCGGGATGAGCGGGATCAACCACGCCACGGTCGCGGGCCCGAAGGCGACTTCCACCGACTACTACGGCGATCACCTGATCGCCGATGCCTCGATCCCGGTCGCGAAGATCAGCGGTCTCGGCACGGCTGCGACGCACGCCGCCACGGACTTCGATGTCTCTGGCGCCGCTGCGACAGCCCAGACGACGGCTGAGGCGTACACCGACAGCTCGGTCGCGGTCCTTCTGACCCAGTCCCAGGTCCTAGCTCGAGGTCTCGGCGCGTGATTATCCTTTCGGCCACTACCGACTCGATCTGTGCTGAGCTTGACGGCGCCGTCGCGACAAACCAACTCCCGTGCTTCGCCTCGTGGCGCGATATCACCACGACGGCGTATACGCCCGGCCGGACCGTCATCAACTCGAACGGCGCGTCGTGGGTGACGATGGTCGGCTCACCTGCCTCGAGCCACGAGATCGTCGTCGACTTCCTGAACGTTTGGAACGCCGACACAGCGACGCGGATCGTCACGATCGCCATGAACCTCAACGGGACGTACTACACGCTCTACAAGGCGACGCTGGCACCTGGTGAGAGCCTTCAGTACACGGAGGGTGATGGCTGGTCGCACATCAACAGCGCAGGCTCCGAGATCGTCAATACCTCGGGCCCATCCGACCTCCAGGTCTTCCAAGCGGTCGGAGCCGGGACCTGGACGAAGCCGACCAGCTTCACCCCGAAGTTCGTCCGCGTCGTGGCCTACGGCGCGGGTGGAGGCGGTGGAGGCGGTGGCAGTCAGACGGCGGGCGTCGTCCGAACCGGAGGTGCCGGTGGTGGAGGTGGCTGTCGGGTCGAGGCGACGTATAACGCGGCCGACCTCGGCACGACCGAGAGCCTGTCCGTCGGTACGGGCGTCGGGACTGGTGGTGCCGGCGGTGCGTCCGGTGGCGTTGGCACGACCGGCACCGCTGGTGGGAATACCACGTTCAGCTCCGGTGCGAAGCTCCTGACCGCGTATGGCGGTGGAGGTGGAGCTCCGGGCGCGATCTCGGCCGCAGCGAACGCTGGGGGCGCTGGTGGCGGCTCCGTCGCTGCCGGTGGGACTGGTACCGCCTCAGCAGCGACGGGCGGCGGCCCGGGCGCCCCTGCGACCCCGAATGGGACCTGCGGCGCGAACTCCCTCGCCACGGCTGGCAGCCCGGTTACGGCCGAGTACGGCGGCGGGGCTGGCGGTGGCTGCACGAACGTCCCGGCCAACGGCCTCGGTGGATCGAGCCTGTTCGGCGGCGCTGGTGGAGGGCATGGCACCGGAGCCACGGTATCGCCAGCCCTCGTCGCCGGGACCGCTGGTGGATCACATACCGCAGCGGCGGGCGGCGGTGGAGCGGTCGGCACGGACGGCGCCTCACCCCAGCCGGGCACCGGCGGCGCATCCGGCACGGCCTATGTCGGCGGGACGGGCGGCGGCGGCGGAGGCGGGACGATCACCGCGAACACGACCGGCGGCCTCGGCGGCAAGGGCGGTGCCAACGGTGGCGGTGGCGGCGGTGGTGGGGTCGGCTCGAACACCGGCCTCGGCGGCGCCGGCGGTGACGGCGGGAACGGGGCCGTCTATGTCTTCTCGTACTGATGAGCGGATTCTTCGATTCGGCGTTCTTCGATTCGGCGTTCTTCGACACCGGGCCGACGAACGACGACATGCCGACCCGGCATCACCGCCGACGTCCGCCGGCCGTGGTCACGCGAACCGCGAAGGCGCCGCGAGACGACGGGGCGGCGATCGCACTGCTCTTCGACCAGGAACCGTGATGACCGCCCAGGAGGCTCGACCATGACCGAATACGAGACTCGCAGCTCGGAGCTGTGGGAGGAATGTCGCTACATCGTCCTCCCCGAGGGCGACGGGATGACGATGGAAGGCCCGATGGCGGTGTTCAACAGGCCGTCGAACATGCTGTCCGAGCTTGACCTCGTCGGAAAGGCCCGGATGCAGCTCGCCTCAATGGGATCGCGCACCTTCCGCGAGGTCATTCATCCAGGAGCGTTCACGAAGTCGCTCTCGGAGAGTCCGGACATCGTTCTTCACTACCAGCACGACGAGCGGTCGCTGCCACTCGGCCGCACGAAGGCCGGGACGCTGACCTTGACCGAAGATGCCGGCCAGGTCACGACCCGCGCGAAGCTTCCTGACAACGAGTGGGGTCGGCCGGTCCGTGATGCCGTCGCCCGAGGCGACATCGGCGGGATCAGCTTCCGGATGGGTCGCGTTGTCGACTCCTGGAAGAAGGAAAAGCTCGCCGACGGGTACGACGGGCCAGTGCGTCATCTCCACGAGGTCCAACTCCGGCGCGAGGTGAGCCTCGTGACGTTCCCCGGCTACGCGACACCGGCCAGCGTTCGCGAGTTGGCGGAGGCCGCCTCGCTCGAGCCGGACGAACTGGCCGAGGCATTCGCCGTGCTCAAGGATCCCGAGAAGAGGCTCACCGACCACCAGCACGAACTGCTCCAGGCGGCGATCGCGACTCGCGTTGATGCGCCGTACCTCAATCCAAAGTTGGCCCAAATGCGAGAGCGACTCGTCGCGATCGCGGGGTAATCAACCAACCGTCCAGCCATACGCCGGACCGACCGCCGGACCCCTCGAAGGGCACCACGGGATCACGGGCACCACGTCAAGGGCAGGACACATAGCCTCCGGAAGGGGACAACTGTGTCTGAACACGCCAAGCGTGAGTTCGAGGCGTACCGCAAGGACGACGAGGAAGCACGCTCCATCCTCGATCTCGCGGCGACCGAGAAGCGGTCCACCAGTGCCGAGGAGGACGAGCGCTTCGAGAAGCTCTTCGCCTCGGCCCAGGCCCACAAGCAGCGCGGCGACAAGATCGCCGAGATGGACGCGAAGGGCGCCCAGGTCGCGGAAGCGATCCGGAGCGTCGTCGGCGCCATCACCGAAACGGAGAGCGGTTTGCCGGCCCGCGAAGGGCTGAACGGCCGGATCGTCGAGCAGATTCGATCTGCCCAGTCCGCACTGCGGAACGGCGAGAACTTCCGCGAGGTCTTCACCGAGCAGGTCGTCGACCTCATCAAGCGGGACGAGGAGATGCGCGCCATCTCCGACGGCTCGAACAGCGGCTCCCTGTACACGACCGACTTCGCGACGACCATGGCGATCTACCAGCGGACGGTCTCGCCCTGGATCAACCTCGCGTCGGTCATCAACGCGGACAACGGCCGGCCGATCAACCTGCCGAACCTGTCGGTGGACCCCACGGTCTACACGCCGGGTGAGGCGACGGCCATCACCGAGAGCACCCCGACCGTCGGGTCGGCCGCCCTCACGACCAAGGCCTACAAGGCCCTGTCCTACATCTCGGCGGAGGCCGAGGAGGACGAGCTCGTCGGCCTGATGCCGATCCTGGCCAAGAGCCAGGGCCGCTCCATCGGCCTGTCCTTCGGCAGCGACCTGACGACCGCCATCCTGGCGGCCGCGACCAACGGCGGCACCGCGACGGGTGCCGGCGGTGGCGGCGGGACCGCGGGCACCGCGCTCGCGACCTTCGTCGGGTACGAGGACCTGCTCAACCTCAAGTACGGCCGCGCAGTGCCGTACCGGCAGGTCGGCGTCTGGATCATGGCCAACGGCATGATCCTCAAGGCGCGCAAGTTCCGCGACGGCCAGGGCGAGTACCTCTGGCAGCCGGCCCTGGCCCTCGGACAGCCCGAGACCTTCGACGGCAACGCGGTCTACGAGGACCCGTACCTCGTGACCCCGGCGTCCATCACCAAGTCGGTCCTGTTCGGCGACGCCTCGGCGGTCGTCATCAAGCAGATGGCGACCCGCATCGCCACCTCGACCGACTTCAAGTTCGACACCGACCAGGTGGCGCTCAAGAGCGTCTACCGGGCCGGCGGTGCGCTGCCCGATGCAGCGGCCCTCGCGTACCTCATCTCGGCCAACAGCTAAGGCCGAGCAGCGCCGGGGTGGGCTTCGCGCCTGCCCCGGCGCTCCAACCGACATACGGAGGACCGATGAAGCTGCTCTGGATCTCGAACGCACCGTGGGCGCCGTCCGGCTATGGCAGCCAGACCCGCCAGGTCGGCCGTCGCATCGCGGCGTCGGGGACCGAGATCGAGTTCTCCGCCAATGACGGCACCCGGGGCAACAGCCAGTGGGAAGGGCTACTCGTCCGAGGCGCCGGCTACGACCGCTACAGCCGCTACAGCGCCCGCGAGGACCTCGAGCAGAGCAAGGCCGATTGGGTCGTGACGCTCTACGACCAGTGGGTCTACACCGAAGGCCGCCGCGATCCGTTCGAGGGCGTGCCCCGCGTCGCGGGCTGGGTGCCGGTTGACCACTGGCCGGTCCCGATGGCGCTCTACCCGTGGCTCCAGAACGGCCACACTGCGATCGCGATGAGCCGCTTCGGCGAAGACTGGTTGCGAAAGCTCTCCGATGCCTGGTCCGATTCCACGACCGAGCATCCGTTCCCGGTGCTCTACGCGCCGCACGCCGTCGACGACGTCTTCCACCCGACCGAATCCGACTTCCGCCAGAAGCTCGGCATCCCGGCGGACGCCTACCTCGTCGGGATCGTGGCCAATAACACCGGCTCGCTGATCTACGACCGCAAGGGCATGAGCGACATGGCCGCGGGCCTGACCCGGCTCCTCGAGGAGCACGAGGACGCCTACGTCTACGTCCACTCGCAGGTCCAGGGACCGCAGATGCTGTACCTGCCGGGCCTGTTCGCCTTCAACGGCCTGCCGGCCGACCGGGTCCGGTTCACCGACCAGTACCGGCTCAAGAAGCAGGACTTCAGCGACGCCGACATGGCGTCCGCCTACTCGGCCTTCGATGTCCTGCTCGCGACGAGCCGGGGCGAGGGCTTCGGGATCCCGGTGATCGAGGCGCAGGCCTGCGGGACGCCGGTCATCGCCAGTAACTGGACGGCCCAGACCGAGCTCGTCGACGACGTGCCCTGGGCGATGGACAACATCGGATCGCGGCGCACGGCGTCCGGTTGGCTCGTCGCCTGCGACCCGGACTATGACGGGCGGAGCGGGGCGAACTTCGGCAAGCCGTTCATCGGCCATATCGGCCGCTCGCTCGAGGAGGCCTACCAGCGCCGCGGCGATCCGAACCTGCGCGACGCCGCGCTCGCCAAGGCCGAGGCCTACCGGGCCGACGCCGTCTTCGAGCGCTACTGGCGCCCGATCCTCGCCGACATGGCAACAGCCCTTGTGCCACCCAATCGGGCAGCTCGGCGGAAGGCGTTGCGCTCGAAGGCCGCGGCATGAGCGTCACGGTCATCACGGCGACGATGCCCGGCCGCGGGAAGCTGCTGGCCGAGGCGATGGCCTCTGTAGTGGCGCAGACCCTGGAGCCATCCGAGCACCTGGTGGCGGTCGACTACATCCGGCGGGGAGGGGCCCGGCCGAAGAACCTGCTCGCGGCCGCTGTGACTTCCGACTGGCTGGCGACGCTCGACGACGACGACCTGTTGTACCCGGGGCATCTCGAGGCCCTCATGGCCGCGAGCGGCGATGCGGAGGTCGTCTATTCCGGCTGCGACGTACTCGGACCGGATCCCTGGCAGCACTACAACCAGCCGTTCGATCCTGTCGCCCTCCGCTCGCTGTCGATCGTCAGCCACAACGCGCTCATCCGGACCGAGTTGGTCCTCGACGTGGGGGGCTGGGACGAGGTCAAGGGCTACGACTGGCGCTTCTGGCACAAGTGCCTCGACGCCGGGGCAAAGTTCGTCCAGGTGCCCGAGCGGACGTGGAAATACCGACTCGAGGCTGGCTGGTGGCACGAGTCGCGGCCGTGGCTCGGGGAGCAGCCCGCATGATCGTCCTGACTGCTGGGACCTTCGACCTGTTCCACTCCGGACACGTCGCCCTGTTGCGCCGTTGCGCGGACCTCGCCGAGGTCGGCCCATTCCCGGGCGTGTATGTCGGGCTGAACACCGATCGGTTCGTCACGCAGTACCGCGGCCGGCCGCCGACGTTCGGCTACACGGAGCGCGAAGCGATGCTGGCCGCCTGTCGGTACGTCGACGCCGTCCTGCCCAACGACCAGGCGGATGGGACGATCCGCGACCTGCTCGCCCAGGTCCGGCCCGACATCCTCGCCGTGGGCGATGACTGGCGTGGCCGCGACTACCTGGCCCAGGTCGGACTCACGAAACTCGATCTCGAGATGTCCGGCCTGCGGCTCGTCTACCTGCCCT